AAGCGGCGGCAGCAGCGCCGACAGCGAGATCAAGGGCAGCATCAGCAGGCTGCGCAACCGCGCTCGTCAGCTGGTGCGGGACAACGACTACGCCAAGCGGGCCAAGAGCCTGGTGACCAACAACGTGGTCGGCACCGGCATCCGGCTGCAGATGCAGGTTCGGATGCAGCGCGGCGGCGGCCGGCTGGATCAGGTGGTGAACGATCAGATCGAAGCGGCCTGGCAGAAGTGGACCCGCAAGGCCACCTGTGATGTTGCCGGCCGCCTGAACCTGCATCAGATCGAGCGCATGGCCATGGGTGCCATGGTCGAATCCGGGGAGATCCTGGTTCGCCTGGTTCCGCAGGCCTTTGGCGCCGGCCGGGTGCCGCTGGCGCTGCAGGTGTTCGAGAGCGATCAGCTCGACGAGAACTACAACGGCGGCAGCACCGTGTCGGGCAACGAATGGCGCATGGGTGTGGAGGTGGATCGCTTTGGGCGCCCCGTCACCTATGCCTTCCTCACGAAGCACCCCGGCGACACGGCCCTGGGCGGCAGCAACCCCAGCTCCCGGCACCTGCTGGTGCCAGCTGCCGAGGTGCTGCACCTGTTCGTGCCGGAAAGGCCGCAGCAGACCCGGGGCGTTTCGTGGTTCGCCGCCGGCATCCAGCGACTCCATCACCTAGCCGGCTACGAGCAGGCGGCACTGGTGCGGGCCCGGGCGGCCTCGGCACTGATGGGATTCATCACCAGTCCAGAAGGCGCTGGCGACACCTACGGAGAAGAGGTGATCGACGGCGAGCACGTCACCAGTTTTGAACCGGGCATGTTCAAGACGCTGTTCCCCGGCCAGTCCGTGGAGGTGCCGCAGATCAACGCGCCGGATGGGCAGCTCGAGCCGTTCGTGCGCGGAATGCTGCGAGCGTTTGCCAGTGGCATCGGCGTGAACTATGCCGCGCTGTCGGGCGATTACTCGATGTCCAATTATTCAAGCTCCCGCCTGGCGCAGATCGAAGACCGCGACTGCTGGAAGGTGCTGCAGCAGTACCTGATCGATGAGCTGCTCACCCCGGTGTTTGAGCGCTGGCTGGAGGCCGCGGTGCTGAGCGGTGCGCTGAACCTGCCGGGCTATGAGCTGGCGCCAGATCGCTTCAGCGCCTGCCGGTGGATGGCCCGCGGCTGGAGCTACATCGACCCGCTGAAAGATGCCCAAGCCGACAACCTGGCGATTCGATCGGGCACCAAGACCCAGGCCCAGGTGGTGGCCGAGCAGGGCGGCGACCTTGAGGAGCTGCTGATCGCCCGCAAGGCCGAGGTGGACCGGGCCCAGGAGCTCGACCTTCAGTTCGACTCCAACCCCGCCGACGACATGCAGGGTGGCTCTGCCGAGTTTGCTGAGAGCGAAGGAACCGGAGTTCCTAGCCTGAGCCAAGACGAGGTGAGTGATGGAACTGATGCGTGACCTGGAGGGCCAGACCCATCGCCGCGCGGCGTTGCTGGATGGTGCGGTCATCAGCAGCGAAGACCGCACGATGCAGTTCAGCTTCTCCAGCGAATACCCGGTACAGCGGTACTTCGGCAACGAAGTGCTGAGCCATGAGCGCGACTCCGTGGATCTGGGCCGCTTATCCGATGGCGCCCCGCTCCTGTTCAACCATGACCCATCGCGCGTGATCGGCGTGGTCCAGCGTGCCTGGATCGACGACGAGAAGAAGCGCGGCATGGTGTCGGTCAAGTTCTCCCGTAATGCGTTCGCGCAGGAGGTGCTGACCGACGTGGCCGATGGCGTTCTGCGAAACGTCTCGGTCGGCTATTCCATAGGCCAGATGGAAGAGCGCGGCGACAACTTCGTCGCCACTTCGTGGCAACCCTACGAAGTGTCCGTGGTCGGCATTCCTGCCGATCCAACCATCGGCATTGGGCGAAAGCTCGACACCGATGGCGCGGCCCCAGCCGCAACCCCGACCCCTTTACCTTCCCCTGATCCCATGGAAGACAACCTCAACATCGAGGCTGTGCGGGCGGAAGCGGCTGCACAAGCCGCCAACGCCGAGCGCACTCGCATTGCCAGCATCAATGCCCTGACCGAGCGCCACGGCCTCAAGGATCTGGGCGCCACCCTGATCGAAAACGGCCGCAGCATCGACGAGGCCCGCGCCGCGGTGCTCGACAAGATCAGCGCCAAGCCTGTCGAAACCGTCAAGCCGGTTGACATGGATCAGCGCGACGCCAGCCGCTTCAGCATCACCGCCGGCATCCGTGCCGCGCTGTCTGGCGACTGGAGCTCTTACGAAGCCGGCATGGTCCGCGAGATGAGCGCCGAAGTCGCCAAGTCGATGGGCCGCGCCCCTTCGGCTGAAAAGGCTTTCTTCATCCCCTTCTCTGCTCTGACCCGGGCCACCTACGTCACCAGCGGCGCCAGTACCGGCGGAAATCTGGTTGCGACTGATCTGCTTGATCAGGACTTCATCGAGTTCCTGCGCAACCGTTCGGTGATGCTGGCCGCTGGTGTTCGCACCATGCCCGGCCTGCAAGGCAACGTGGCAATTCCCCGCCGCTCTGCTGTTGCGACCACCTACTACCTGAGCAGCCAGACCACCGCTATCACCCAGGCGGAGTCCACCTTCGACCAGGTGACCCTTTCGCCGAAGAACCTGGCTGCGCTGTCCAAGTACAGCCGCCAGACCCTGCTCCAGTCCACGCCCGGCATTGAGCAGCTGGTGCGCACCGACCTGATCGACGGCATCAACGTCGCCATGGATCTGGGCATCCTCAACGGCTCCGGTTCCAGCGGCCAGCCCACGGGGATCATGGGCACCAGCGGTATCGGTTCGGTGGCGATCGGCACCAACGGCGGCGCCATCACCATGGAGGCCCTGGTAAACCTCGAAACCGAGCTCACCATCGACAACGTGCCTGTTGATCGCAACACGGTCAGCTACATCACCAACGCCAAGGTGATGGGCAACTTGAAGAAGCTCCGCGCCGGTGGTTCATCCTCCAGCGATGGCCCCTTCCTGGTGAACGACAACCTGTTGGCTGTCGGCCGTGGCGGCACCCCTTCGGTGGTAAACGGCTATCCCGTCTACGTCACCAACCAGGTGCCTTCCACTCTGACCAAGGGCAGCAGCTCCACCTGCTCGGCGGTGCTGATCGGCGACTACAGCCAGGCCATGGTGGGCCTCTGGGGCAACGGCCTGGAGATCACCGTGGGCGAGGACAGCGACGACTTCTCCAAGGCGCTCACCAGTGTCCGGGGCATCGTGTCCTACGACGTGGCGGTGCGCGATCCCAAGGCCTTCGCGGCCTGCCTGGACGTGACGACCAGCTGATAAGGGCTCAGGCTCTCGACCCTGACCGGGGCGGCATCTGCCGCCCCTTTCCCCTATGAAGATCCTCATCCTTCGCAGCACCCTGGCCAGCGGCATCCACCTGGAGGCCGGCACGGTTCAAGACGTGAGTGGCGACGACGGCGCCCTGCTGGTGCGCCTGGGCCGCGCCACCACCGAGCTGCCGCCCGAACCCAAGCCCGCGCGCAAGGCAAAGGAGCCCGCCTGATGGCCTTCACCGAGGATCTCACCGTCTTCCTCGACCTCAACGGCTTCGGCGTCCCTGTGACTGCCGGAGCCGTTTCTGGTGTGGGCATCCTCGACCTCAACTCCGAGCTGATCCTCGGCGGTGAGATCAACGTGATCGATTACCTGCTCACCGTGCCCACCGCAACTTTCGGTGGGCTGGGCTACGGCTCGGTGATCACCGTGGACGGCACCAGCTACAAATGCGAAACCCAGCCGATGCGATTCGACGATGGCACCTTCTGCCGGGTTGCCCTGGTGCCGGTGGCCGTGAACGGCATTACCACGTTGGCTGGCCTGAGGCTGACCACGCTGGACGGCCGCTATCTGATTACACTCTGACTTCCTAGCCTGAGCCCATGGCTGATACGACAATCACCGGGCTGACAAACGCCTCCGCGCTGACCGGCACGGAGCGGGTGCCAATGGATCAGGCCGGCACGACGGTGGACGCCGCGGCCTCTGCAATTGCCGCCCTGGCCACTGCATCGACGGTCGGGCTTGGGAATTGCAACAACACCGCCGACCTGGCCAAACCCATATCAACGGCCACGCAAACGGCGCTGGATCTGAAGGCCAACGCTTCCGGCACCCTGGCCCAGTTCGGCTCCACCACGTCAGCGCAGCTGCTCGGGGTGATCAGCGACGAAACCGGCACCGGCTCGCTGGTGTTTGCCACATCGCCAACGCTGGTCACCCCAGCGCTGGGAACACCAACATCGGGCACGCTGACGAACTGCACCGGGCTGCCATTCGACGCAGGGGTGAGCAACAAGCCCACCACGCTGAGCGGCTACGGCATCACAGACGGCTTTACCCAGGCCAACGTCCGCGCCACACCGATCACCGGATTCACCAGCGGCGCCGGGACTGTTGCCGCAACAGACACGATTCTGCAGGCGATTCAGAAGCTGAATGGCAACATCGCCGCCAGCACAGGCCTACCAGCCAGCCTGACCGCCGACGGCAGCAACAACCTAACGCTCACGGCCAGGTGGATTCAATCAACCAATGGCGCAGCAAGTGCCCCGCCGCACAGCATTACAGGCACATGGTTTACGGGTGGCACAAGCACCACGACCAAGCCACAGTTTTTAATTGAACAGGCAGGGACGACTTCTAATAATTGGAACACGGCAGGGACAGGATTCGGGGTAAATGCTCCTAGCGGTTTTACGGGGGATCTGGCGTGGTTTGGGCTAAATGGAGTAGGCAGATTAGCAATCAGTTCGGCCGGGGTTATTACCGCAAACACTGCTAGCAGCTATGTTGTATTGCAAACCAATACGTCAAATCAACTTGTTGTTGGTAATAACACTTTTTCAGTAAATCCGGGTACTTTAATTGGCTGGCGCGACTTTTTAGGAGAAGCCAGTACAGTTGACGTTGCTCTTTGGCGCGACGCCGCCAACACCCTCGCCCAACGCAACGGCACCTTCGCACAAACTAGCCGGATCTACAACACCTACACCAGCGCTACAAACTTTGAGCGAGCCAAAATCGAATGGGCCAGCAACACCCTGCGAATCGGCACCGAAAAAGGTTCCGCAGGCGGCACGGCCCGCGACATGGAATTGCAGACTGACGGCACAACTCGGATAACAGTTAAAGCCAGCGGGGCCATCATTTTCAGCGGGATACCAACATCTAACCCGAACGTCGCGGGCCAGTTGTGGAACGACGGCGGAACCCTCAAAATCTCCGCCTGATTACCATGACCTCCTCCAACCTCAGCATCAGCCTCACCGACCCCCGCGCCATCGACGGCTGGATAGAAGCCGCTAATCGAGCGGGTTTAACCCCTGAAGCCATGGCGCTGGAGCTGCTGCAGGAGCAAGGGGTCCGCTATGCGGATCTGTTCAAGATTGGCGTTTTGACTAGCGCTGCATTTGTTCAAAGGTTCACACCGGCTGAATATGGCGCCATCCGTGCAGCTGCAACCCAATCAGCCGAGGTGGCCAACTTGATTGGTGAGCTGGTCAACAGCCCCCTGGTGGTGCTCACCGACCCGCGCATTGCCCCTGGGCTGGCCATGCTCACAGCGGCTGGCCTGCTGGCTGAAGGCAGAGCGCAGGAGATCGTGGCATGGGTGCGGCCTTCCTAACCTATAGAAAGACCAGCCGGATCAATGGGTGTCGCCGAAACCATCGCAGCCATGGCCGTGGGCATAACAGCGCTCACCACGGCGGCATCTGGGGTGAAGGCGCTCTGGGCAATCTCCAGAGGGTTGGGCACGTTTGAAGGCAAGATCCTGGAGATCCTGGCGCATCACAAAAACACACTCGACGACCACGAAGATCGCCTACGTGCGGGGAAACTATGAACTGGATCACTGCTGCCATGCTGGCCGGCTACATCGGGATCTGTGAATACAGAGCACCGAGCCCCTGGGTGGCCTGCGAGAGCCGCTGGAATTGGGCGCTAGGCGTGTTGGTGCCCAGTCCCATCCAAGGTGCCGTGAACCGCTTCCTGCCCGGCCGGCGCCGCCGATCTAATGCCATTCCTGAGGGGCCGAAGGCGTGACCAGCAAGAGCGAACAGATCCTGGCGGCCATCGCCACAGCCCTGGCCCCCACGGCTGGCATCAGCTCCCGGGTGTTTCGGGACCGCTGGGAAGCAGTGGCCCGCAATGAGATGCCCTGCATCGTGATCGAGCCGCTCAGCGAAAGCGACGAGGTGCCCGCGGTGGGCCCGATCAGCACCGACCTGGTGGTGAGCATCGATGTGCTGATCAGCGGCGCACCGCTCAGCACCCTGGCCGACCCGATCCGGGTGGACATGCACAGCCGCCTGATTGCGGCCACCTTTGCCGGCCTGAACGTAATCCACGTCTACCCCCAGAGTCGGGAATGGCAGGCTGAGTCTGGCGAGATCGGGATCCTGAGCAGTTCCTACGCTGTGCGGTATCGGAGTTCCCTTTCGGATCTCACCGCCTAACGGCACCCGGCCGCTCCCACTCTTCCCGCTGAACCTCTGAGGACTGATCGATGGCAACGACCCGGCGTCAGATTTTGATGGTGAAGCGCGAGAGTAGCTACGGGGTCAGCCCGACGGCCGCTGGAGCTGACGCGATTCTGGTCCTGAATCCGCAACTCACCCCATTGGATGGCGACATCCTGGAGCGAGAGATCATCGATCCCAGCTTTGGTCGCGTGCGCTCGCGGATCATCGCCATGCGCAAGATGTCCATTCAGTTCGACGTGGAAGCTGCAGGGTCCGGCAGCGCTGGCACCGCCCCGAAGTGCGACCCGCTGCTGACCTCCTGCGGGTTTGCCAGCACCACCGTGAACAGCACCAGCGTCACCTACGCCCCGATCAGCACCACGCCCGACTCCTGCGAAGTGTTCCACAACTGGGACGGAAACAAGCACCAAGCGCTCGGCTCCCGGGGCACGTTTGATCTGGCCTTTGAAGCTGGGCAGATCCCCAGGTTTAGCTTCAACATGCAGGGCATTTACCAGGCGCCCACGGACGTGGCGCTTCCGACCCCCACCTACAACAACCAGACCGCCCCGGTGGCGTTTGATAGCACGAACACCGCCACGGTGACGGTCGCTGGCCTTTCGGCCTGCGTGAGCGCCTTTGCGGTGTCGGTGAACAACACCGTGGAATTCTTCGACCACGCCGGCTGCACCAAGCAGGTGCGTATCACCGACCGCATGGTGGAAGGCTCCATCACCATCGAGCGGCCTGATGCGTTGAGCACGAAAGATTTTTACGCGCTCGCCATCGCCGGCACCACCGGCGGCATCAGCTTCACCCACGGCACCGTGGCCGGCAACCGCCTGGCGGTGAGCATCCCCACGGTCAACTGGGGCCCGCCTCAGGTGGCCGACATCCGCGGCATCGCCGGCCTAGAGATCCCTTTCGTGGCGCTCCACACCGCCGGCAGCAGCGACGAGCTGAGCCTGGCCTTCACCTGAGCCCAGCGGCTCAGGCTGGCGATTCTGATCAACACCACCACGGCATCACCCCATGGGCTTCAAGCTCTCCACCGCCACCAGCTACCCCTGGCCCGTAGCCGGCAGGGTGGCTGACACTCGCTTCACCTTCACCGCTCAATTCGCCTTCCTGGATCAGGAGCGCATCGATTACCTGCTGGTGGCATCAGCCAAGCGGGCGGCGCTGCTCAAGCGCGGCGAGGATGATCCGGAATTGGAAGGCATCACCTCCAGGGCGATCGCCGCCGAGGTGTTGGTTGGTTGGTCTGGCGTGACCGATGGCAACGACGAGCCCGTTGAGTTCAGCGCTGCAGCGGCTGACAAGTTCCTGAGGATTCAAGGCGTGGCCCGGGCGGTGGCTGACGCCTGGGGCGAAAGCCTGGAGGGAGCCAAGGTGGGAAACTCCAAGGCGCCGCGCGGCATTGGCTGAGCGGCGCTGGGGGCACCGATGACCTGCAGGAGTCGGCAGCGGCCTGGGGCCTGGAGCTCCCGCAAGAGCTGACCGAGCCAGAGCATTTTGAGGTGTGGCCGGAGAACTGGGAAGCGGTGCGCCTGTTCATCCGCTGCCAAACGCAATGGCGAACCGACAACGGCCACCGCACGGGCCTGATCTATTCCGAGCTGCTCGCCATGGGTAGCCTTTATCAGATCGACAACCTGAGCCAGGTCGTGGAGGACGTGCAGGTGATCGAAGCCGAGATCCTGATTCAAGGAGCGAAGCGCTGATGGCCGCCAACATGGACGCGCTGCTCAGGATCGCCACTCGCGTCACGGGCGCCGAGCAGGTGACGGCGCTGCAGGGAAAGTTCAAACAAGTCGAAGGCGCTGCTCACTCGCTCACCAGCAGGATTGGCCCGCTCGGTGGTGCGCTGGGTGCATTGGCGCCCGTGGCCACTGTGGGCGGCTTGGCGGCATTGGTGGGCAAGACGATCGAAGCCGGCGATGCGCTCAACGACATGAGCCAGCGCACCGGTGTAAGCGTCGA